GACTGGCTGGCCGAGGAGGACGAGGTCGAAGAGGCCCGCGCCGCCCGCGCACAGGCACAGGCCCAGATGCAGCAGCAGCAAGAGATGCTGACGATGGCCGAGGCCGCGGGCAAGGCCGGTAGCGTCAAGCAGGACAGCGCCCTTGGCCGTTTGATGAATCAAGCCACCGCATGACCACCGACAAAGAACTGGAGCGCAGCAAGTCGCTTCAGCGCATCAACAACGCCTACCACCGCTGCTTTGACAGCGAAGATGGCCGCGTCGTCTTGGACAACCTCCGCGCCTACTTCCGCATGAACCGGCCCGCCTTTGAGCGCACGCTGGGACGTCCGTTTGATCCCATCGCCGCGGCGGTGCGTGACGGCCAGCGCGAGGTGATCCTTTTCGTCGAACACAAACTTTCCCTGCCCGTCGTCGGTGATGCCGACGTCGAGCGTCCAACCACCGAAGTCCTCCGCTAAACGCGGTTTAGTCAAAACACCAACCAACCAACACCACCATGATCGATGCAACCACCACCTCCGAAACCAGCACCACCGCGGACAGCGCCGCTGTTCCCGCGTCCACCGCACCCGCTGCTAACACCAACACCACAACGGAAGGGACTCTCCTTTCCAGTGCGCCTGCCAGCGCCACCGACGCGCCAGCGCCCGCAGTAGCCGAAAAGCCCGAATGGCTACCGGAAAAGTTCTGGCGCAACGACAAGGCTGACGTTGAAAGCCTTTCCAAGTCCTACCAAGGGCTGGAGCAACTTTTGGGCAAGAAGGCCAACGCCATCGTTCCTCCCAGTGAGAAGTCTACGCCGGAAGAAGTTGCCGCCTACCGCAAAGCCATCGGCGTTCCCGAATCACCCGAAGCCTACAACCTCAAGCCGGAGCAATTGCCGGAAGGGGTCACATGGGATGACAACGTGGCCAAGAAAGCCGCGGAACTGGCGCACAAGCACAACGTGCCTGCCGCCGCCATGCAGGAGTTTATGAAGTTCGACATGGAACGAGCGGCGCTGATGAACCAAGCCGCCGCCCAGATGATCGAAACCCAACTGGAAACCGGACGGGCCGAACTCCAAAAGGTCTGGGGCGACAAGATGCCGGAGAAGATCGAACTGGCTCGCCGCGCCGCGGTGACCGCCGGAGTCGATCCGACGTCCCAAGGGTTTGTTGATCCGCAAGTGGTCAAAGCCATCGTCAACCTCGCGGAGAAACTCTCCGACGACAAGCTGGTTGCCGGTGACCAGACCGGAGCGAGCAGCACCCGCGCCCGCGCCCGCGACATTATGACCAACCAAGCCAACCCGCTCTACTCGCGCTACCAAGAGGGTGATGCGGAGGTCGTTGACCAAGTGCGCCGGATGCTGACCAGCGCCTAATCTGCTCAACAATCGGCTCATCATGGCCAACAAAACCAAAGGCTGGCAGAAGTTTCTGGCCTGCACATGCACCCACGGGTCAGAGGCCGATCCGCGGGCGCTCGACGCCATTTTGAGACTGCGCGAAGCGTGGAAGCCGGACTTTGTCCTGCATCTGGGCGATGCCATCGATGTGCGAAACATGCGGGCCGGTGCGCGTCGGGATTCAACCGATCCCGACTACGGAGCGAGCATGACCGACGACGTCCTGCAAGGGTTGTCTTTCCTCAAGGAACTGCGACCGAACATCTACCTATTCGGAAACCATGAGGCGCGTCTGGCGCAAATGCAGTATAGCGCGAGCGGTATCCATCGTGACGCGGCCACCGGCATCTTGGATCGCATCCAAACCGCCGCCGACAAAATGAAATGCCGCATCATTCCCTACAAGGGAGTGCATGCCGACTGCGCGTTTCTCTTGGGCGACACCGCCTTTATCCACGGGTCGCTTTTTGGAACCAGCGCCGTGCGGGACGCCGCCGAACTATTCGGGCGCAGTGTGGTCATGGGTCACACCCACCGCGTGGCCATCGAAAGCGCACGCATCCACGCCAAAGCCATCGGTTACAACATTGGTTGCGGGGTGAAGCTGGACATCGAATACGCGGCCACGCGCAGGCAAACGCTGGCATGGAGGCATGCCGCAGCCTACGGGCATTTCAACGGAACGCACTGCATCGTGAACATCGCGGTCTTTGATCCGCACTACCAGTTACCGCTATGAAACAGACCAAAGCCGACAAGCAACTGGCCCAGTGGTGCCAAGCCCTGTCGCAACCTACCACGCCGGTCGAAGAGGTGCCGGAGGGTTGGTTCACGATCAAGCAACTGGCCAAGGCCCGCAGCCGCAGCGAGTGCATCACCAGCGAGCAAGTGCGCCGGATGATCGATCAAGGGATTTGCGAAAAGCGCAACTTCACCATCCGCCTCTCCGAGCGCGTCCGTCCCGTCCCGCACTACCGACTCAAATGAGCCGCCGCATCCCCACCAAGCGCGTCTGCATCGACGGAAAAACGTGGCGGGTCAAGATCCAGCGCCCGCCAACACGCGATGTCAACGACGGGCTGTGTGAACCGAACGACAAAACGGTCTACATCCACCCCGACGCCATTGCCGATTGCGGCGTGGAAACGGTTTGCCACGAACTGATGCATGCCCGCTTTTACGACATCGAGGAAAAGGCGGTCGAAGAGTTCGGGCGATTGGTGGGTGAAGTCGTCAACGGGGTCGCTCGTCAACACGACGGGGTGATCGGATGACATTTGTCCCGCTGCTCATCTGCACGCTTTGCTACGCTTGGACGGCGGTGGGGTTCTACATGCAGGACGACCGCCCCATGTGCGCGGTCTTTGTCGGCTACATGTTCAGCAATTTCGCGTTCGTCTACATCGCGTTGAACGGACGATAATTTGGCGGTGCGGCGTGGAAAGGGGACACGCGGCCAGACAGTGGAGCGTCACAAAATAACACAAGAATATGTGACAAAGCGGGTGCAAACCCCGCCACCGCCCTCCTGCTAATCTGTCGAAAAATAGCAGTTTTCTATACACGTTTCGGACAACATGTTTAAGAAATCGACACGTTGCTTAAATAAGCGCCGGTCTTGTTAAAGAAAGCGCCGCGAACTTTTTTTGACTAAACCCTTGCGCCACTTCCGGCGCAGCGCAATTCTCGCGAACAGTTAGGCAGACAACTCCTTGTGGAGCCTGTCCGACGGCAGCCCAAGGCCGACGACCCGCGCTTGCGGATAATCGGTAGCGCCGAGGACAAACCACAAATCAACCCGACAAGGCCCGCAATAACGTGGGTTTAGTCAAAACCAAAGGAGAAACAACTATGTCTGCTATTGCACAGATCCCGCAATACTTCACGACGGAGTTCACCTCCAACTGGGAACACCTCCTCCAGCAGAAGGTTTCCAAGTTGCGTGAGTTCGTGTCCGTGGAGTCTGTTCGCGGAAAAGAAAAAACATTCAACCAGATGGCCGCGGTCGAAATGACCAAGATCACCAACCGCGCCTCTGACACCAACATCAGCGATGTGGCCTTGGCCAAACGCTGGCTGCGTCCGTATCCCTACGAGCATGCCACTCTCTTCGACGAGTGGGATGCCGAGTATCTGGGCGAAGTCAGCCTTCCGCAGTCCGAAACCGTTGCGAACCACGCGATGGCCTACATGCGGACTTGCGACAAGACCATCATCGACGCCGCGCTTGGCACCGCTTACACGGGCGAAACCGGCGTGACCCCGACCAGCTTGCCTTCGGGCCAGAAAGTCGCCGTCGATTACGTCGAAACCGGCTCCGCTGCCAACAGCGGCCTCACCATTGCGAAACTTCGCCAAGCCGCTTACCTCCTCAACGAGGCGGAAGTGGACGACAGCGATCCGCGCATCATCGTGGTCAGCGCCAAGCAAATCCAAGATTTGCTCCGCACGACCGAAGTGACGAGCGCCGACTTCAACAGCGTCAAGGCGCTGGTGCAGGGCGACATCGACACCTTCTTGGGCTTCAAGTTCCGCCGTGTGGCGTCGTCCTTGCTTCCCTACAACGCTTCCACCGGAGTTCGCACTTGCTTTGCCTACGTCCGCAGCGGCCTCAAGCTGGCCGACGCCGGTCGCAAAGTGCATGTGGACATCCGCGCCGACAAGTCGCACGCGCTGCAAATCCGCACCGTGGCCAGCCTTGGCGCGACGCGCATGGAAGAGAAGAAGGTCGTGGAAGTTGCCGCCGACGAGGTTCTCTAATCAACAACAACCAACCATAGGAGAATCAACATATGGCTACGTTCTACACCGACATCGCTCCCGAAAATCTGGAGCTTAACGTCCGCAACCGCGTGGACGGCGACCTTGTCAAAGGCAACGTCGTTTACGCGCAGGCGACCTACACCGCAACCGGCACCGAAGCGGCCAGCGGCGACAACATCAATGTTGCCGTCCTGCCCGTTGGTGCGATCCCGCTGCCCGAACTCTGGCGCGTCAACAACGAGGCGTCCTTGGGCGGCTCCGTGGTGGCGATCCCGACCATCGGAGACGCGGGCGATGCCGACCGTTACAGCGCGACCTCCATCTCGCTGAACAGTTCGACCGCCGGTAGCGCCGCTGTCACTCCGAACATCGGAGTCAGTGTGCTTCCGCGTTACGTTGTGACCGAAGCGACCCGCACTGTGGTTGCCGCGATCACGCGCACCAACGCGCTCACCGCAGGCAAGAAGATCAGCTTCCTGCTTGCGTTCCGCATGCCCTAAAGGCTCACAGCCGCTGGCAGACCGGCTTTAAATAGTCTGCCACCTTTTTAACTTTTCATGGCCGACGAAACCTCCATCTGCAACTTGGCTTTGGCCAAGCTGGGCATCTCGCCAATCATGGCGCTGACCGACGACAGCAAGCAGGCCCAGTTTTGCAATCGTTTCTTCGCCCAAACCCGCGACGAAGTTTTGCAAGGCCACCGCTGGAACTTCGCCATGCGACGGGCCGCGCTGAACAAACTGGCCACCGCCCCACAGAGCGAGTGGGAAAGCGCCTACCAGTTGCCGGTTGACTGCCTGCGCGTCGTCCAACTCAATGGCTACGAACCCAACGAAAGGCTGGGCGAGTTCAGCGTCGAGGGCGACCAGCTTCTGACCAATGCGGAGGAGGCCAACATCCGGTATGTCGCCCGCGTGGAGGACGGATCGTTCTACCACCCGCTGTTTGTCCATGCGCTGGCCACCATGCTGGCCTCGCGCTTGGCAGGCCCGCTGACCGGAAGCCGCAACATGCCGCAGGAACTGCTACAAGAATACGAGGCGCTGACCGGCCCCAAGGCCCGCATGGCCGACGCCTTTGAGGAGCGTCTCCGGCGCAAGATGCCGTGGACGAACAGCGACCTTGTTGCCGCCCGCTACACCAAGTTTCCCAGCAGCCAATAGGTCATGGCCAATCTCCTCGTCACCGCCCTCAATGCAGGCGAGTTGAGTCCTTACATGGACGCCCGCACGGACGTCGAAAAATACCGTAGCGGATGCCGCACCTTGGAGAACATGGTCGTCCTTCCCTACGGAGGCGTCTACCGCCGCGCTGGCACCGAGTATTTGGGCGAGGCCAAGAACACCAACCAGCGGTGCCGGTTGATTGGCTTTAACTTTTCGGTCACGACGCGCTTTGTCTTGGAGTTTGGCCACCAATACATCCGGTTCTGGGGCAACGACTCGCAAGTGCTTTCCGGCGGCTCGCCCTTGGAAATCGCCAGCCCCTACCAAGAGAGCGAACTGCGCGAAATCCAATACGTCCAAGTCAACGACATCATGTATCTGACGCACGCCAACCACGCGCCGCGCAAGCTGACCCGCGTCAGCGACACCAACTGGACGCTGACCACCGTATCGTGGAAATACCCGCCGCTCCTTGACCAGAACATCACCGAGACAACCGTCGCCTCCTCCGCGGCCTCCGGCAGCGCCACGTTGACCGCCAGCGCGTCTGTTTTCCAAGCGGGCCATGTGGGTAGCCAGTGGGCTATCCAGTGGCCGCGCAACAGCGGAGCGGTCGATGAAACCATTGACGCCAACAAAGTCAGCCAAGGAACGCTCGACATCCAAGGATCGTGGACAATCACCACAGTGGGAACATGGCTGGGCAAAATTCGTCTGCTTCGTATTCCGCAGGAAAAAATGGATTCTAACGGAGGGCGCGATCTGACCGCCTTGGCCCGCTCGACGACGACCGCGACAGCCACCCGCACTGCCCACGGCTACGCCACGGGCGACGAAGTTTTCATTCCCTCCACCGTGGCCGCGCCATTTGCCGGAACCTATACCATCACCGTCACCGGAGCCGACACCTACACCTTTACTGTGGCCAACAGCGGGGCCGCGTCGGCCAGCGATGCGCCCGTGCAGAACTTGACCAAGATGGAGGTGGTGCGGGAGTTCACCTCGCTGACCACCGCCCGCAACTTCACCGCCACCGGCACCGAGGACGAGCGCGTCGGCCTCAAGCTGCGCGTCACCGACTACGTCTCCAACACCAGCGCCCGCGTCTTCCTTGAATCCACCGATTTTAACAGCGG